CCGCTCAGTATGCAGCTACTACTGCCAAGAAAAAGAAAGACACCAAGGCAGGTAAGCAGCACAGCGCACAGCCCAAGAAGATTGCAAAGAAAACTAAAAAATATAGGAAGGTATAACATGCCAGCTAAAAAAGACTCGCGTTTAGATAGAGCAGGAGTAAGCGGATTCAACAAACCGAAGAGAACGCCTAAGCATCCTACTAAGTCTCATGTAGTTGTAGCTAAACAAGGCGATAAGATTAAGACCATTCGCTTTGGAGAACAAGGAGCTTCAACAGCAGGTAAGCCAAAGGCAGGAGAGTCTGATAAAATGAAAGCTAAACGTAAGAGCTTTAAATCTCGACACGGAAAGAACATAGCCAAAGGAAAAATGTCAGCAGCTTACTGGGCTAACCGCGAAAAATGGTAGTAACATAAACTCTAAAAAGGATACATAATTAAATGGACATAGCACTTGCTGTTGGATTTCTTCTCACTCTCTTTATCTTTGAACCGGGAAACGAAAAGATAAATGCTTATTGCAAAGCCTCATTAGCAGGAGAAACTGAAGAAGTCTTTACAAGCCGTAAAGAATGTTGGGATTATTATGATGACTTTCGGGAAGACATCCCCCAATGAGTGAAGAAACAACGCAGCAAAGCCATAAGATAAAGTTTGAGCGAAAGACTTTAAAGGATCAGGAAGCTGCTATTTCTAAACAGACACAAGAGATCCTTGATTTTTTAGCCGGTAAAAAGAAGCCGCCTAAGCCGGATGGTTAAGCGCACTAATCTCGTCTTCTAAAAACTTATGTAGCTCTTGTATCTTAGGACGCAAGAGCCTTTGTATTTGCCGCATCAAACGTAGGTCATCTCCTGAAAAAGCTTTAGGTAAGTCCTTCTCACGAACGCCAGACATCTCAGTAACGAGACAACCCTTGCTATCTATAAGTATTTTAAAGCCTAATAGATTAGCTTCTGTTGATTTCTTTGTCATAGTTACTCCTTTAAAACTAAACTATTTCGCAAGCACCTCCGACACACGCAAGCTCTTGCGAACCTGTAGTGTTATCCTCTTGCTCATAGTTAATAAGGTCAGTCCACTCTATGTTCTTAGGCATGGCAGCTAACAGTTCTTTATATTTAGCAGCATCTATATCTTCATAGGGCGCTTGTTGATACACATGGTCACTGTAAGGCAGCAAACTAATGCCGCTACACAAATCAAAATTGTTCCAGATCCATTGAGCTACTTCCAAGAACTCATCGTCAGTGTAGTAGACCGTGATACTTGGTTTATGTTCACACCAATGGTTCTGGTAAGTCTTCCAAAGCTCTAGCTGCTGCATAGCTCCTACTTCTGAAACGGTTACTGCATTCTTCGGAGCCTTCACCGGAAAGCTAAACACCAAAGAAGCCTTGCTCATAATATCTTGTTCAACAGGGAAGCCGACTTCGGACATAAAGTTTGCAAGCGGATCTTTCTTGTCTGAACGAACTCTGCGAATATAATGTTTAGAAAAACGGGGGTGAATCCCAGAAGCAGAATCAACAAGCTGAGATACAGTACCACTTGGTTTAACACATGTAATAGCAGCAGACTGATTAATTCCAAGCTTAAAAGCCCACGCTTTATTTGTTTTGATAGCCACATCTTTTATACTCCCCAACCATTTCTCTAGCTCTTTAGGGTCTGAGCCGCTAAGAATTTTATGATCCATGATGCCTGTCATGCTTACACCTAACAGTGCTTCCTCTTCAGTGTTACGTTTCCACACGTTTCGCAGATACCTAAAGTCCGTAAGCGTTGCTTGAAGCGTACCTATAATAGCAGCTACTTCTGCTTTTTGAGTCAAGGAAGCTAAGTCATCACTAGACCTAACAACAATCTCTGACAGATTACAGAACTGATTAGACCGCAAGATAATCTCAGAGCATGGGTTAGTCCCAAACTCATGTTCAGGGTCACGCCTCCCATTCCTACCTGCTATATTCTTAGCAGCTACACGACTAAAGATACCACGCTCACCAGCCTTAGACTCATACATGTTACCCATCTCAGTTAAGAAGGCTTCAAAGTCTGGCTTCTCAGTGTACGCTACGCTGTTGTTAGCTAACCTCCTCTGCCCCTCTGTGTCCCACCAGTTACCGTTCTTAGCCTTAGCCATGCGTTGATCGGATAGGTTAGAGAGACTGATCAGTGCTGAACGTCTAACGCCCCCTACTACTACGATGTCTGCAATCTTACAACAAACATCATGGCACTCTAAGGATGTTAGCTTACGCCCTGCGGCCTTCTGGAAAATGCCAACACAAAAGTTAAATAAATCTACTAGTGGCTCTGGGCCTGAAGCTCTGCCGCCAAAGACCTTGAGTCTTGCACCGGCTGGTCTAACCTTAGACATGTCCCAGTTTGGGATCTTACCAGCATACAGCATAGCGATAAGCTCTCTGAATGCAGAGGCCCATCCTATCTTACTATCGCTAACTACTATGGTGCTGTCTGTGTTGTGAAAAGTCTCAGCTATCTCAGGGAGCTTGTTAATGAAGTTACGCTCTACGCTAAAGCCTACACCTGTGCCACACATTAACACGTACATTAACTCATCAAAGCTGCGCGGAGAATCTATATGCAAGTAACTACAGTTGAATCCAGCTACATTATCTTTGTCTAGAGCCTCTCCTGCTGTCATCATGCAACGCATAGAGGGCATAACATCTAGGTTATGTATGTGTTTGTACAAAAGATCGGCTGTCTTACTATCTATTTGTTTCCGGTTAACCCAGAAATCTACATACCTTTGTACTGTTTCTTCCCATGTTTCTCGACGTTTCTCTGTCGGAAGCCAACGGGCATAGCGGCTCTTATGTATAAACTGTTGGTACTGATCCATTAGTTGTGTTCCTTTTCAAGTTGTTTCTCTAAGTTTGCCATAGCTCTCCATGCCACTTGCTCCCAATCTTTATCGAGTACATGCCGCATCATAGCATCTAGTTCATCGCCCGACAAAGCACGATTCCAATGTAAAGTTTCTTCTGTTTGACCGTGTTGAATGCCTCCTTTTAAACTAACTTTAGCTACTGCGGCAATTGCTCTAGGAAAATAGTTTATAAACCCTGTATACACAGGAATAGCTTTACGCTCTACTGAATCGCTTGGCAGTATTTTAGTTTCTTTAGGCTTCTGTTTCACATACAACATACCCGGAAGAGGTAACTGGTTGTTCCACTCCGTTGGTGTTATGTCATTTATCTTCTTGATCATCACTAGCTCCGCGCTTATAGGCTTTTCGTTTAGTTGTTTTAAATCTAGGTGCGACTTTAACTTTTTTAGATTTCTTTTTTCTTTCAAAGCGGTCACGCCTCTCGTCTTTATGATTGAAGTCAGTCAAAGGTTTCTCTCTTTTTAACATTAATCCAAGAGTCCGGTATACTATCTTCGCTATACCATCTAAAGTTATTAGCACTCGCCCACTCACCGTGGCTTCTTTTGGTTCCATCTTTCCTACGTTTTGCTTGAGGCATTGGGGCGCTAGGGTTAGCAAAAAGAAACACTAACTCTGTGTCAGCCGGAAGAACCTTAGCTACCCAGATGTACTTGCTGAACTCAGCGTAGTCCCAGAAGCGCCCCTTAGCTTCAAGCAATATCTTCTTGCCTTCTATCTCTTTAATAAAGTCTGGCTCGTACTTATGCTCAACAACGTAAGGAACTTTATCTGTATGGAAAGACCAGTTGTCTAGGATGCCAGTGTGTAGTTCATACTCCCAGTTAGAATCGTAACCTTTAATAGGATTCTTTTCTTTAGGGCGAGGAACTCTCTTCTTCCGGTATCCTTTTCTAACAGGTTTCAATGTACTAACGCCTGTCTTCTTTCAAGCTCTGCGTCTACTAAGAGTCGCAGGTCTTGTAAGAAGCCTGTCTCGATATCGCACACAGTACTATCAGAGTTATGTAAGTAGCTACCAACAGCAATTATCATGTTCTCTATACTCACCCCTGAAATCGGTTCGCTTGCCATTTAATTAACTCCAAGTCTATGCTTTCTATTCTTAAATCTGGATCAATCTTTAGTATCTGTTTAATCTTTTTAGCGATCCACTTAGGATGATAAGCGTTGAGCCTCATGCGTCCGTTAAGGAACACATGGGTCTGCTCTGGCATGTGGGACATATAGTTATTAACATTGATCTTAGCCGCTTCTTCTTCATCCAACAGAGAATGAAGCCAGCTAACTAACAAGGTCTTAGCGTGTCTCTTGATACGCTTAGCTTTAACTGCTCTCATAGATACTCCTCGACTTTAGGTGCGACCACAACCTCTGTAAGATAGGTCATGCCGTTAGCGTATTTAAAAGACCTTAGACCCTTACCATCATTAGAATCTTTGTAGCAGTCATGCTTGTAGCTGCACCAAGTACAGCCTTTAGCCAGCTTCATGTTGCCTTTCTTACCATCAGGTACTTGAGGGTAACAGAAATCTGGCTTAGTTTCAAGGTCTAGGGCTACTAAAAGATTAGTTATTTTACTTTTAATGTTAGGTTTATCTAGGTCATCAGGCACATACATGCATAGCTCACCGCTCTCTTTGTTGAGAACCAAGAAGCCTCCGTTCTCTGTGCCTTCAGCAGACTCGTAGGCCGCAAGCTGTCCTAAGTATCCAAACGGATCGTCTTCAGCTAAGCGTCCGTCCCTGAACTTGTTGAACGCAAAGCGCGAGGCAGTCTTAACGTCCACTACTTCGCCATCTATCTTGCAGTCCATGTGTCCGGTGATGCCCTCGACTACTACTTCTTTCTGCTCATCGGTTACCGTATGCTCTGTCATACGAACTAGCATAAGAACTATCTCTTCAAGGAGATGCCCGTAAAGAAATTTAAT